CCCAATGATCCTTGCTGGTAGTATGCTGTATTTTACTTTGAGATCTTTAACTTGCATCATTCACCCCCTATAAATAAGAATAGTAATCCCACAAAGATTGCCTGACCTATGATTAAGAACCACAAGGCAAGTTCCCTCCAGGACTGGCAAGTCGTGTTCCATTCGTGGTCTTGTTCGTTGTGTTGTCTCTCTGTATTCATATTGACACCCCCGTTACCCATAAAATAATTAAGATAGTTGCTAACATTGTTTTACCTCTTATTGGTTAGTTAAAATTAAGTACCCCAATGTCATAAAGACAATAGGAATACTGATTAAAATACAAAGCTTTATAAATAAAATAAATTCATTTAACATAATTACCCCCTTATCATAATTAATAATATTTCAAGACTTGCAAAGAAAAAGAAAAGAAATATACCTACATGGACAATTTTTTTGCTCCTTATTTGCGATTTAAGGCACTTAAAAAAACTTTCGCTTGTCATAGTACCCCCCTATATTTGTGCGTAAGTTCGCAATTATTATTTCTTAAATTTAATTCCAGGATTTCCTTGGCAAGGTCTACTCTACCCTGTTCGTACATGGTGATTTGCTTCCCTTGCTTTTGGTGTTGCTCATAGCGTTCTAATGTAACCATGAGTAAGTCAAAAATATATTGTGGCATGGTGTTTACCTCGCTAAATTGTTTTTTAATTCGTCCATGTACTCCTTGTCTTCGGGGTGCATGTCCTCGTATTCTTCTAGTAATTCCTCGATTGTGCCTTCTCTACCCTCGTAGGGTGTTGTATAAAAAGATACAAGTTTACCTTCTTCTTCAATGGCTACTTGATAATCTGAATTGGAAAGAAATACATAACCAGAATGTGTATTGAAATACAATTCTACCCCATCATTATAAAAATCATGGGGTAGTCCATGATTGCGCCAAGCAATAAAAATATCTTGTGCAAGTTTTTGTTCTCGATATCCAAATTCCGCTAAGTCTTTTGTTACTGTATTTTTCATTGTGTTTGCTCCTATAATTTATATTTTTGCATGTCGTAATGATGCATTAGAATTAAACTCACTAATGCTGTAAACATTACCCCTAATAAAAAACCTAGTATAAATATTGGTGTCATCATTGTTTACCTTCCCTTTTTGTTTATTGTTAATTTTACACCATCTACAACGTCTACTTTTTCATAAATAGAGTATAAAATTATTTTCTCAAGAACTTCTTGCGTTAGTTCTTTATCACCTAAACATTTAAATTTCATTGTTACCATCAATTCTTTATTCATCGTGTTTGCTCCTCTTTTTCATCCAAAAAGGTCAATTTTTCCCAACCCAATAATTTACAGATTTTGTCATAAGTTTCTTGTCCAGAACTAGAAAATCTATCATAATCCCAACCCATTAAATCTACTAGTTCAAGCAACTGTTCAAATTGCTTTTGTGTAATTTTTTTGTTCATTGTGTTTACCTCGTTTTATGTTGTTTTGCTTTTCTTTTAGAATGGCTCTAGCTTCATCTATTGTTTCTTGACTAGCACCACCTAGAAAATAATTTATTGTAGAATTAGTATTATCAAAAGTTTTTGACCATATTTTTAACTCTTTTATTGTCCAATTTTCCATTGTGTTTACCTCGTTTTATGTTGTGATTAAAAAAGGACATCCTTGTCCAAGTAATCCTAATAATTATTCATTCCTCTTCTGAGAAAAACAAATACTCTTGGTCATCTTCGAATACTTCAGGTACCTGGTTTATTTGTAAATAGTGGTAACCTTGTTTTTCAAATCGTTTATACATCATGTCTGCATCAGCTCTGCAATAAGTGTCAAATAATGTGGTTGGATTTCTATCCTCGTAAATAGTACCATTTACATAATAGTGTGTTCTTTCAAACATTGTTTTTACCTCTTTTTAGTTGATTAATATTAAAACTCAACATAATAATAAAACTATTTAAATAGCTAGTCAACACTTATTTTATATTAAATGTGTCCTTGGCGTGTCCTTGTGAATTCATATTACAATGACATTACAAGGACACAAGGACACAAGGAGATATAATCCTTTATCTATAAGGGTTTTACAATGACATTACAAGGACACAAGGACAAATGCAATACGACAAGGTATGACAATCTCAACCCCTTATAAGGGGTTGATGTCATTCCGTCATTGGGGATCAATATATTGTCTTTTAGGTCTAAATAAAAAAGGGTGTAGACAATGAAAAAAAACTACACCCAAATTCTAACTCGAGGTGTATTCAAGATATGAATACAATGATCATTATACAGACAGACTACATAAAGGAAAGTATGAAAACAATGTAGTCAAATATAAACACCCATACATACACGCTTTGCATGTACTGTATGGCATTTTATCCAATAAATACAATAACTTACGTTCTAATTTAACATAATAGCCATTATACGAAGTACAAAACAATATTTCCTGGCAAATCAACAACATACACGCACAGACACGCATTGAGGGGGGGTCTACCCCGCTACGTATATATCCCCTTCACAAAAAATTTTTGTCATTTTTGGAAAAATAGTTATAATGACTGCATGTCTAAAGCGTTGTCGTTAAAAGAAGCAAAGGCTTTATTGAAATCAAACCATCAAGGTAAACGGGAAGCTGTCGAACAAGAACTCGCTGCCATTGGTGCATCCGAACTGACTGATATTTTGGAATGGGATGACACAGGTAGAATACAGATCAAGGACAGTTCTGCTTTAGATGCACGCACCAAGCGTGCCATCAAGAAGATTCGCATATCACCTTCGCAATATGGCAACCAAATTGAAGTGGAAATGCACGATAAGATTGCAGCATTGCGCTTACTTGCCAAACATTACGGCATGCTCAATGTAGATAGCTCACAGAATAAACCATCGGTGCTGGGTATTAATATCCAAGGACCTGAAACTAGCTATGAAATAAAGAAAAAAGAAGATTAATTCGATGGCAAGGAAAGCAGAAAAGACCATAACATGCCAGGTTTGTTGTGATACAGGGTACATATCTTACATATTGCATCCTGCTGACCAACCAAAACACAAAGTTAGGGTAATGGAGTTATGTAATGTTTGCAATGCTGCAAAGAAAAAACGTGTATTAACCAAGCAGGAGTATCAACATTAAAGATATACTGATTGTTTTTGGCTTTATGTTGCTTTTTGTCTTAGTTGCCAAAGAGTTTCGAGAAGATAATCGACAAAGTATTGCAAACGAAGTACTCTTTACTGATGAAGAAATAGAACAATGGGAACCATTTAAGTAATATGGCAAGAGCAACTGGCGCAAAAGACCGTAGCAAACGCAAAACACAAGACTTTGCCAAGTCGCAAATCAAAGATCTAAACATTGATTTCAAGCATAGCCCTACGGTATGGCGTTTTTTAAACGACCAATCCTTTGTACGTGGACTGATGGGTCCAGTCGGTTCGGGTAAATCCTATGCTTGTGCCACCGAGATTATGTTACGTGCGTTGCAACAACCTGTTTCCCCACAAGATAACGTTAGACACAGTAGGTTTGCAATCGTACGTAACTCTTATCCAGAGCTTAGAACCACCACGATCAAAACCTGGCTTGAGATATTTGATGAAGCCACTTGGGGTCCGATGCGTTGGTCGCCACCATTAACGCATCATATACAGCTACCAGCCAAAGGTCCGTTGGCAGGCTTGGATGTAGAAATAATTTTTTTAGCACTCGATACGCCTAAAGATGTGCGTAAGTTGTTGTCCTTGGAGCTAACAGGTGCATGGGTCAATGAAGCCAGAGAACTACCCAAAGCGGTAGTCGATGGTTTAACGCACAGGGTTGGCAGATATCCAACCAAAGGACATGGCGGTTGTCCGCATCGTTTTATTATTATGGACACCAACCCCATGGACGATGACCATTGGTATCACCGCATGGCAGAAAAAGAAAAACAAAGCGGCAAGTATCGTTGGAAATTTTTTCGACAACCAGGCGGGGTCAAAGAAGTTGATGCGCAGTACCAAGATGCCATTTTTGCTGCAGGCAAATACTGGGCGATGAACAGTAAGGCAGAGAACATACCTAATTTGACCGATGGTTACTACGAACAGATGTTGGTGGGTAAAAATTTAGACTGGATTTCTTGCTATGCGCAAGGTAAATACACCTTTGTGCAAGAAGGTCGTGCCGTCTGGCAAGAATATACCGATACTTTAATGAGCGATGGCATAGATTACCTAGAAGAATACCCATTGCAAATTGGTTTAGACTTTGGTTTGACCCCTGCGGCTGTCTTTGGACAGCGTTTGGATAATGGCAGGTGGCATGTTTTGCATGAATTGGTTACGTTTGACATGGGGTTAGAAAGATTTGTAACGCAACTCAAGATAGAAATTAACAAAATGTTTCCCAAAGCCAAAGAGATTATGATCTGGGGGGACCCTGCGGGTAGTAAACGAGATGAAATCTTTGAGGTAACCGCCTTTGATCATTTGAAAACACAAGGTTTAAATGCCAGACCAACGGTATCCAACGATTTCAAGGTGCGTAGAGAAGCAGGTGCCATGCCAATGAATAGGTTAATCAACGGCAAAGCAGGTTTGATTGTCAATACTTCATGTGCGCAACTGCGTAAAGCATTAGCAGGTGGGTATTATTTTAAAAGGGAAGCCATGGGCAGTGGACAAGAGCGTTTCAAAGATGTACCTTTTAAAAATAATTTTTCACACGTTGGTGATGCGTTTGGGTATCTGATGCTTGGTGGAGGAGAACATCGGATTCTCACTCGTAAAAACGCCCAGTTTGGCAATCAACAACAAGTTACTGCCAAGGTAGATTTTAGTGTCTTTTAAGTGCGCAGGTATCACCAATTTTTACAATAGTTTAAATAAAAATGATCGCATTGTATATCGAACTTATCAAAACAACGATGCGCATAATTTAAGATATCGTGGCTTAGATGCCAGTTACTTTGCATCCTACGAAGAAACTGTTGCATACATTGAAAAATTACAAACAGTTGGACCAGCCATTACTGTTTATTATCAAGGACAAATTGCAGCATGCTGGGGGTTTGCGCAACTTGTGCCTGGAGTTTTTGAAGCGTGGTGTCTAGGCAGTGAACTATTTAACCAATATCCTGTGGCTACCACCAGAACTGCAAAGTTTGTTATTGAGCAAGGTGCAAAATATTTAGCAGCACATCGTATTCAAGTAACAGTACTAGCTAATAATAAAGTTGCAAACAACTGGGCATCTGTACTATTATTCAACAAAGAAGGTTTGTTAAAACAATTTGGACATGACAAACAAGATTATGTCATGTACGCAAAATACTATTAGGGGTAGTAATTATGGGTGCCATATTATCAAAACCAAAGATTCCACCACCAGAGCCAATTTCAGAAGAAACTAAAATGCAACAAGCTAGGCAGCAAGAAATTTTAGAAAGAGATGAAAAGCGTTTGGACGATGAAAGAACCGAAGAATTAACCACGTTACAAAAACGTAAAAGACGTGCCAGATTTGGTGGCAGACGTATGTTGTTGGCAGAAAGACCAATGGCTGAATTAGGCATACCAAAGAAAGATACGCTAGGAGGATAGATGCCAAAAGTAATTAGCAAAGACGGCAAAGTAAGAATGTTTCCCTACACAGGCAAAGGGATCGGCGAAGCCAAAGGTTATGCCAAAGACACTGGTGGTAAGTTTGTGTTAGGCAGTCCAAAAGATAATTTTAAAAAGAAAAAAGCAAAAACTTAAATTAGGAGATGTTATGAAGCCAATGAAGAAAAAGAAAACTAAAACACCTAAACCAAGAAAAATTAGGTATTAGTGGATAGAAAATTTAAAAAAGTACCCAAAAGTAAAAAGGGGGTGCCTTTAAAATATTTAGCCAGTGCTAAAGACAAAAGCAAACGTGAGAGTGAAATTTTACGTACCCGTAGATTGTATCGTCAGGGGTTGTTGACACCTAGCATGATGGACAAAATAAGTAAGGAGAGGTCTGGTGGCAAGTAAATATCCAAGTAGTTATACAAGTAAATTTTCTAAAAGCACACTAGACAAAGTTTACAAGAGAGGTTTAGGTGCATATTATTCTTCTGGTAGTCGTGGTGTTTCTGCTCATGCTTGGGCTATGGGTAGGGTCCGATCGTTCGTTACAGGAAAAGGTGGTGCTAGAAAAGCAGATAAAGACTTGCTTGGAAAAAAAAGTGGATAAACAAGATTTTAAAAATTTTATTAAACAAAAAGAAGGCATGCCTTTTTTGCAGGCTACAAAAATATTTAAGGATGAAAAATATTTGACTATATGTTATGGACATTATGGCTCTGATGTTTTACCAAAGCAAAAAAAGACTTGGCGACAATGCAATCAGATGCTAGATGAAGATGTAATGGTGCGTTTATTTGCTATTCAAAAAGCAATCCCAGCATTTAGTTGTTTTCCCAGGCACATTAAGATAGATTTGTTTGCATCTTGGTATCGTGGCGGTTTATCTGGCAGCCCAAAGACCATAGCACTAATGAATCAAAACAAATTTTTAGAAGCAAGCCAAGAGTTTTTAAACAATCGTGAGTATAAAACAACGAAATTACTGGGCATTAAGAAAAGAATGAAGCAAACTAGCTTAAAAATTAAACAACTTGCGGAGCAATAAAATGGCAAAAATGACCGTTGAGCAAATTATTAAACGATTTAACAGTGCCAAAGCAAGAAAAGAGCAATGGGAATCTGTGTATGAAGATTGCTACCGTTTTGCTTTGCCGAATCGTAACTTGTATGAAGGCTACTATACAGGCAAGTCGGTTGGGCAAAACAAAATGGCTGACGTGTTTGACAGCACTGCTATCAGTAGTACGCAACGATTTGCGAATCGTATTCAGTCAGGTCTATTCCCACCGCAAAATAATTGGTGTCGTTTAGAACCAGGCAATGACATACCAGAAGATCAGAGAGTAGAAGTTCAGCGAATACTAGATGTGTATTCAGAAAACATGTTTACTATAATCAAAAACAGCAATTTTGATTTAGCTATGGGAGAGTTTTTGCTTGATCTTTGTGTTGGCACTGCGGTGATGTTAATTGAAGAAGGCGATGAATTGATGCCAATACAGTTTACTGCCGTACCAATGTACTTGGTTTATTTTGAAGAAGGTGCATACGGCAGAGTAGAAAATGTGTATCGTGCTTTGCGCTTAAAAGCAGAGCAAATACCTGTGCAGTTTCCTGACGCAGAACTAAATGAAACCTTAAAACGCAAGATCAAAGACAACCCAATCGAAGAAATTGAATTTTTAGAAGCAACTGTCAAAGACTTAGAAACAGGCAAGTTTTCTTACTGTATTATTTTTCAACAAGAAAAATTTAAAATGGTAGAGCGTAAATTAAACTTTTCTCCTTGGGTTGTATCAAGATACATGAAAGCGGCAGGTGAGGTATACGGCAGAGGTCCGCTAACAGCAGCCATACCAGATATTAAAACTCTAAACAAGACCAAAGAATTGTTATTGAAAAACGCATCGCTTGCAATCGCTGGTGTGTATACCGCAGCAGACGATGGTGTTTTAAATCCTAATACTGTTACCTTAAAACCAGGTGCAATCATACCTGTGGCTAGAAATGGTGGACCGCAAGGTGAAAGTCTTAGACCGCTATCTCGTAGTGGTGATCCACAATTATCACAAATTGTGATTGACCAACTACAAATGTCTATTAAAAAAATATTGTTGGATGAATCTGTGCCTAGAGATGATATGTCAGCACGTAGTGCTACTGAAATACAACAACGTATACAAGAATTAGCGCAGAATTTAGGTAGTGCTTTTGGACGTTTGATAACAGAGGTGATGACCCCAGTCGTACAACGTACTTTACAGATAATGGATGCTCAAAACTTAATAGAGTTACCTTTAAAAGTAAACGGTTTGGAAGTAACTATAAAACCTGTTAGCCCAATCGCTATGTCGCAGAATCAAGAAAAAATTAACAACCTTTTACAGTTTGCGCAAATTGCTCAACAGCTTGGTCCAGAGGGACAAACTTCTGTTAAAATCGGTGCTGCCGCAGATTTTATAGCTGATAACTTAGGCATACCAGCAGAGGTTAGAAACACCGCAGAAGAAAGAGCTGCTTTGATTGAGCAAGCTGCTATGATGGCGCAACAAGCAGCACAAGCAGAGTTGCAAGCAACACAACCACAACAAGGTGCAGAGATGCAAGAAGAACCACCAATGGAGGAACCAACATGAGTTGGGATGAACTTACTTTACTTGACGAACAAGCTATAGATCACAAAGAATTTATAAATGTTGAAGAACTGAATAGACTATACTTTCGTGTATTTAACACCGAAGATGGGCAAAAAGTTTTAAAACATTTAAGGGCGATTACCATTGAGCAACCTGTATTTATACCAGGCGAAGAACCAAGCTACGGTTTTTGTCGGGAAGGACAAAATGCTTTGGTAAGAGATATTGAGAAACGAGTACAACGAGCAAGAGGTTAATATGGCAGAGAATGAAGCAGTTGAAAGTCAAGGCTTGATAGATGAAGGCATTGAGCAGGTGCAAGCAGACGAACAAGCACAGCAAGACAACCAACCCGAAGTGATTGAGAATGTATTACGTCCAGACCCAGAAGAACCAAATACTGCAATCGCAACCGAAGGTGAAGAAGTTGAATATGAAAAACCTGAGTATTTCCCAGATAAGTTTTGGAATCAAGAAGATGGTCCAGACATAGAGGGCTTAGTCAAATCTTACAAAGAGATGGAAAAAAACTTTTCTCAAGGCAAACACAAAACGCCTGACAGTTATGATGTTTCTTTTGCAGAAGAAAAAGGCATACCAACTGATGATCCATTGCTAGAGCGTTTTCAAGGCTGGGCAAAAGATCATGGGGTAACTCAGGCAGCTTTTGAAGCATTGGCAAAAGATTATATTGAAATGGAAACCGCATCTATTGAGCAATACAAAGTAGATGTGCAAGCTGAGAAAGATAAGCTAGGTCCAGATGCAGACCAAATCATTCGGTCAACTTCTGAATGGGCAAATGGTTTATTGAAAAAAGGTGTTTTTAACGAAGAAGAACTAGAAGCATTTAAACAATCAGCAGGTACAGCAGCAGGTGTAAGAGCCATGCAAAAACTTAGACGTTTTTATGGCGAAGCTAAGATACCTGTAGCACAACCTTCTGATGAAGGTGTACCAACTGAGGAAGAATTATATGCTATGGTTGGCACAAAAGAATATAAAGAAGATCCTGCGTATCGAAACAAAGTGCAACAATGGTTTAAAATTAGATTTCCAGATGATCCAAACACAGATTATATAATTTAACTTGTAATTAGTTGCAATTTAATTATAGAATGTCGATTAAAGGATAACAGTGTTACTGCCCTTAGATCTCGTATGAGGTGTGGTAGGCGCAACCTACAAGTCTGAAGCCCACATGGACAACTTCGTGGCGTTAATTAGTAAACTAATATGGAGATATTATGAGTACATCTATAAGCTCAAGTTTTGTTACCATATTTGATGCCGAAGTCAAACAAGCGTATCAGTCTGATCGTAAATTAGCTGGTACTGTAAGGGAGAGAGCAGGCGTACAAGGTAACACATATAAGTTTAATAAGTTAGGTTCAGGGGTAGCAAACTTACATATTGCACAATCTGACGTAACACCGTTAAACTTAACACACTCGCAAGTTACCGCTACTATGTCGGATTTCAATGCTGCTGAATATAGTGATATATTTACATCAGGCAAAGTATTATTCGATGAAAGAGCAGAGCTTGCTAAAGCATTATCAATGGCGATTGGTCGTAGAATGGATCAATTAGTTATTGATGCGCTTGACGGTGCTGGTACATCTTTAACTGTAGCCAATTCGATTGGTGGTTCTGCTACTAACTTAAATGTTGATAAAGTGTTAGAAGCAAAAAAATTGATGGATGCAAAAAACGTACCTGCGGAGAACCGTTATTTCTTATGTCATTCAAACAACATGGCAGCTTTCTTAGACGATAGTGATGTTAAAACTATTGATGTCAACACAACCAAAGCGTTAGCGCAAGGTACAGTTGATTCATTCCTTGGTTTTAAATTTATTTCTATTGGTGATAGAGATGAAGGTGGTTTGGCTGTGGATGGTTCGTCTGACAGAACATGTTTAGCTTGGCATCAAAATTCTTGTGGTCTTGCAATGAACATGGATAAGAAAACTGAAATTAACTACATTGCTGAAAAAGCATCATTTTTAGTTAATTCTATGTTTTCTGCGGGAGCTGTTGGTATTGATACCAATGGTATTGTTGAAATCACATGTCGTGAATCGTAGGAGGTAACTATGGCATATGCAAGAGCAGGTTTTGGAGCATTAGCTGGACAAGGCAGAGCAGGTGATTTACCAGCTTTGTACGTCTACACAACGACTGATGCACATACCGCAGTTGATGCTTCTGGTTACTTTAATGAACTATCAGACCAGCTTTCAGTTGGTGATATGATAATTGTTCATGGAGCGACTGGTGGTACAAGAACAGTAACATTGCACGTTGTAGTATCAAACGCATCTGGTGTTGTAGACATCAGTGATGGTACAACAATCGGAGCTGTTTCTGATTCTGACTAAGTAATATAAAGTTGCCCTAGTTCGCTAGGGCATACTTTTTTAAGGAGATTGTATGGCGACAGGAGATACCAAACTTACGATTTGTAATGATGCACTCTTGATGCTCGGTGCAGCAGAAATGACTTCTTTTACCGAAGGCACTGATTCTGCGAAAATATGCGACCGTTTATACGATGACTTAAAAAAGTATATCTTATCTATTTACCCTTGGTCTTTTGCTAAAAAGAAAGTTCAGTTGGCTAGGATTAGTGATACACCTACTACCGAGTGGTTGTACGCTTACGCATTACCATCTGACATTATAGGAACACCAAAAGCATTGTTTGAAGATTCAACTGCTGGCACAAGGCAATCGCAAGAATTTGAATTGTATAACATAGATCAACAAAGACTATTGGCTAATTACGAAACTGTTTATATCGATTACATAGCAGATATTAATGAATCTATATTTCCAGAATATTTTGTGTATATGCTACGTCATGCGTTAGCTGCTGACTTTGCAGAACCGCTTACAGATCAAATCAGTAAAGCAGATTACTTTAGAGTATTGGCTTTTGGTACGCCATCAGAAAATGGTAGAGGTGGGTTATTTAGGCAATGCACTAATGCCGATGCACAAGGACAACGTAATCAGACATTAGGCAATAACTCATTTGATTTGATTGAGGTACGCTGATGTCAAGGGTCATTGACATTCAAAATAGTTTTACGTCAGGTGAACTAGACCCAAAACTAATAGCTCGTGATGATATAAAAGCCTATGATACTGGCTTGACTACAGCTTTAAATGTTGTTGTGTTACCGCAAGGTGGTGCTAAACGTAGACCTGGGCTTAAATTTATAACTGAATTAGACAGTGCAGCTACCGATGGCGTGCGTTTAGTAAGTTTTGAATTTAACACCAGCGATGCTTATTTACTTGCTTTTACGCATCAAAAAATGTATGTCATTAAAGATGGTGTCTTACAAACGAATATAGCTGGTAGCGGTAATAATTTTTTAACAACAACTATTACCTCTGCTATGCTCAACAAAATGTGTTGGGTACAAAGTGCTGACACCTTGATTGTGGTGCAAGAAGATATGGCACCTAAAAAAATTACTCGTACGTCAGATACAGCTTGGGCTATTGCTGATGTAACATTTACATTTAATCCGCAACACGCATTTACTTTGAGTACATCTACTGATGTGTCTAGTGCTGGTACACTTACGCCTAGCGCAACAACTGGCAATATAACTTTGACAGCATCATCTGGCTCGGTGTTTACGACTTCGCATGTTGACCAATTTATTAATGTAAGAGGTGGTAGTAAGTTTGGTCGTGCAAGAATATTAGAACGCACTAGCGCAACTGTTTTAAAAGCGCATGTAGAGATTCCATTTTTCAATACCGATGCTATTGCAAGTGGTGATTGGGAACTTGAAACTGGCTACGAAGATACGTTTAGTAGCAGCAAGGGTTTTCCAAGGACGGCTACTTTTCACCAAGGACGGTTGTTTTTTGGTGGCAGCAAATCAAGACCGTCTACTATTTTTGCATCTAGGGTCAATGCTTTTTTTGACTTTAATCCAGGCGAAGGTTTAGATGACGATGGGTTTGTTGCAACCTTAGACACGAATCAACTTAATACTATTACTGACATTATCAGTGCTAACTACTTACAAATTTTTACGACAGGTGGTGAATTTTTTGCACCACAAGATTTTAGTGAACCGCTTACACCTAGTAACTTTATTGCCAAAGTGCAATCTAGTCATGGTAGTAAAGAAAGTATACGAGTACAAAACATTACAGGTAGTACGATATACGTGCAACGACAAGGCAAAGCGCTTAATGAATTTGTATACGACAGAAGTGGTGAAGGTTACTTGACTACACAAATATCCTTGCTATCAAGTCATCTACTAGCAACACCAATCGATATGTCAATTCGTAGAGCAACATCTACTGATGAAGGCGACCGTTTGGTTGTGGTTAACAATGACGGATCAGCAGCAGTGTATACGTTATTAAAAGATCAAAACATTGTGGCAGCTACTAAATTTACTACAGATGGCGATTTACTAAATGTTTCAACTGTAGTCAGCGACCAGTACGTAGCTGTCAAACGCACTATCAATAGTGCTAATAAATATTACATTGAACTGTTTGACGAAGATCTAACTTTAGATAGTGCGGTATCAGGCGGTGCAGCATCTAGTCATAGTTCAGGACATCTAAATCAAAAGACTGTAAAAGTAATTGGTGATGGCGTTATGCAAGCTGATGTAACAGCAGGCGCTAGCACAATTACTTTTGCAAGTTCTACTTCTAGCTCATATCAAGCAGGACTAGACTATACGGTAACTCTTAAAACTTTACCTATAGAACCAGGTATACAAGGCGTGGCTAGCTTAAAAGGATTTAAAAAACGTGTGCTGGAAGTCAATGCGTTTTTAAACGAAACACAAAACTTAACAATTAACGATAACACCATACCAATCAGAACGCTTGGCACTAGCAACTTAGATGTTGGGGTACCAAGTTTTACTGGTACAAAAACATTGCATGGTATTTTGGGATATAGTTTGACAGGGCAGATCACCATTGGACAATCTGCACCACTCAAATTACACTTGCTTGGTATGGATTACAAGGTAAGCACAGGAGGGTAAATGGGATTAGAAGTGGCTTTATTGTCAGCATCAGCAGGTCTACAGGCAGTAACTTCAATACGCCAAGGACAAGCACAAGCTGCTCAATTTCGTGCGGAAGCACAAGCTGCTAGTATAAGACGTGATTTTGAATTAACGCAAAATGAAATACAAAGACAAAAAGATATAAATGATATTAAAAACGAACAAGTGCAAATTTTAAGAGATACTTCAAAATCTTTGGCGTATAACATAGCCAAAGGTGCTTCCAGTGGTTTATTACAAGAAAGCGTTTTAGACACTAAAATTTTAGCACAAGGTCTTGACCAATACTTAACAGGCAATGTTAATCTTGATTTAATAAATCAAAACTATATGTTGATTGGCGGCATGATAGATAAACAGGCAAGAGATGAAATCGCAAACAAAGAACAAGCTGCTGTCAATGTTAAAAATTTAGCAATGTTAGAAGCTGGTTCTTATCTTGCCCAAGGATATTTAAATTATAGAAAATATTCAACAAAAACAACCAAGGTAGATAAGAGTGTAACACCTACACCTAAAAGCAGTAGAGTAATAAAAAGCAGTAGAGTAATAAAAGGCGGTAAAACAGGCGGACTAAAATAATGAGTAAACTATTGTCAGAATATCAAGGTAAACGAGCAACAAGCATTGCATTGCCAAAGTTATCTCCTACTGCACCAAGTCGTGCAGCAGTTACAACAGCTATTCAAGGCACTACAAGTTTACAAAGCAGTTTAGCTACCATGTCAAAATTTTTAGAGGAACGTGCTTTACAAGCATCAATACAATCTGGGTTTGATTATTCTTTAGCCAATCAACCTACAGTAGAAGAAATCGATGGCATGATTGAAAAAAAAGAAGAAAAAATACCGTTCCAACCAAACAGCATGAACATAGCTGAGCTTACTGCTAATGAATATATTTCTGCCGAAATAAGAGGTCAGGCTGAAAATAAAGCAAAAACACGTTTACATAAATTATTTAACGAAGATTTTTATAATGCCAACAATGGCGAAGGCATGGGTATTGATGAAGCAGATGAATTAGCAAAAAATATTATTGATAATTTTGCAGGTATGTTTGCCAACAACCGTACTACTTTTGATGCTTTTGTAAACAATATGAAAGTATATAGTTCAGCGCAAAGAAACTCTGCTCTAAAAACCAGTTTAGCTTTACGACACCAACAACAAACAAATAGATTTGAGCAAGATTTAGAAATTTTGAACGAAGCTAATGGTAAAATTTATGATGTAGGTGGCATAACAGCCGTAAATAATGGTTATGAAAATCTAATTAATCAGTCAGAAACAACAATGGGCGCAAACAGCGAAACCATGAATGAAAAAATTAAAAAAGCTAAAGATTTAGCAATAGAAAAATTAACTTCCGATACCCTTAAAAAACTTTTTGATGATGTTCCTGATATAAATAATCCAAATGTAGGCAAGATACAAATTCTTGCAAACGATGTTGCTTCTATCTATCCTAAAGAGCCAGAAAAAGCTATTGCAATTTTAACAAAAGGTATAATTAATGCTAGCGATAATGAGCCTGGATTAAACAAATTGTTGGTTTTAGAAAATATAAAATTTCAAGGAAAAAAAATTAACGAGTATGAGTTTTGGGATGACTATGAAAGAGAAGCAATAAGCCAAATTAATGCAAAACAAGAAAGTGTGTTAGATAATATTGCAAAAGCTGAAAATATGACAGGAGATTTTTTTCATCAATTAGTTATTAAAGAACAACGAAAAGACCCTTCTTTAAAAACTAGGTCTGGACTTGAAACACGCTATGAAAAATATTTAAAAGATAAAAATTTAGTGGTATCAGCAAATAGAAAAGAAAAACATCTTGATAAGATTGTTACTGATCTTCAAGCAGGTACGCCAGATTTATCTGTAGAAGCAATGGCTGATATAAAAAGAGGTATAAGAAAACAAAGCGTTAATAACAAAGAAAGTGCGGCAGTTGTTACAGCAAACTTTTTAGATGAAAACTTTTTAAGTGCAGCAGACAGAGCGGAGTTGACCTCGTTTGGCAACAATTTTCAAAATGTAGACACTGATCCAGATTTTCAAACTTTTATAAATACTACTAAAGCAAGAATTAATTTAAACCCTTTGGTAATTGGTAGCGAAGATCAGTTAGCCAAAATGGATGAAACCAAAGATTTTTACCTTACGCATGTTTTTGGAAAAAATTTAGCGGAAATATTATATACAATGTCTGGTGATAAAATAAGCATAAAAAAAGTTAGTTCATCAGTGGCATTACCATACGCGACTGATTTTGAACGATCAATTACAAGTAACTTTAAAATTATTTTAAATAATATTTTAGAAAAAAAGAAAGAAACGTCAGGCAATCAAGATTTAACTTTAGCAGATATATCTTATGAAAGTTTAGACAATGACAGCAAAAGAAGAATTGCTACTGCTATGACTTACCATGGGCAGTTTTTGTTTATAACAGGATTTAAAGATGATACATTTTTTAAGCAATTTATAGAGGGCGAGGAAAGCGCAGAAGGAGAAAGTTTTTTTGATATATTAGGCTCGCAACAAAATTTAGATTTTCAGCCAAGACTTACCTTAGAAGAAGGAGAAACTTATAATACAGGTACAGGACGATGACAGCAGTAACTAAAAAAGGAAATAATAAATATTACATTGAAGGCTTTGGTGATTACCAAGCAAACAAAGACCTTACTATACCTGAAATTAATTCATTGGTGCAAAAATTTAAAAACTCAGGATTAATAGAGGAGCAGTATGACAATGACTTGACCACACAAAATCTTTTGTCAGACAAAGGTTTGCACGAATCTTTTAAAAGGCATTACAAGCTAACCAAATCCAAAGAATTTGAAGGTAGCACAGAAGAATTAGTAGATGAATACAAACAATTCATGCGTGATTATAATTATAATTTAACGCAACTTAGCTATTTAGCTGTGGCTACACAATATTACAATGAAAACGACAAACAAGCATTAGCGCATATGTGGAACGTCTGGGAAAAATATGAAAAAGACGATGGCATGGGTGGTTATATTGATATTACACAAGCTCTGTTAAAAGACCCTGCTAGTTATCTTAACGTAGCAAGTTTTGGCACAGGCGTAGCAGCCAGTGTTGCTGCTAAGGTCGCAGCAAAAACAGCCGTCAAAGAAAAAATAAAAGCCTACACCACATCAGGATTGATACAAGGTGCTGTCAATGGTACTGCTTATGCCGGGATTGATGACGTAGCCAGACAAAATGTAGAAATGCAATTAGGCAACTTAGATGAATTTGATTATGGAAGATTTGCTCTTACATTAGGTATTGGTGCAGGTTTAGGTACTGCTGTGGGTGGCGTGGCTGGTAAGGTCGCTGGCATCCGCAATGCAACCAGTCAAAAAAATGTTTCAAAAGATGGCAAACAAAAAAAATTATCTGAAAAAGACAAAGAAAAAGTAGTGGAAAAATTATCTGCTGAATCGACCAAAAGGATGCAGAGATTGGTTGAAGATCAAATGCAAATTACTTTGCGCAGAAAGACAGAAGGTTTATCAGGTCCAGCTTTAAGAAAAGCAAGACAAGATGCTCTAAATTCTTTTAAAAATGATTTTAGTGAAGAATCAAAAAACTTTTTAGGACAAGATGGTATTATTGGACTTGGCTTAAAACCAAAAGATTTATCAAAACATTTAGACGATGTTGATAATTATTTTAAGGCTTTAGATATTGAAGATATTACTGATGTAGATAGCATCTTAAAATCATTTAAAACGCAAAAAGGTTTGGCTGCTAAAGGTAAATATTCTAATGCCCATGATATATTTGTAAATACATTGGCAAAAAAAGCAGTACGAGATGTTTTTGAAGCCAAACAAAGACCAAATAACAATATTCCTCTAAGAGTATTAGAAGAACGAGAAACAAAATTATTATTATTAGACAAAGAATTATCAACTGATGCTGGTAGAGGTTTAAATTTAAGACGACAGATGTATCAAGGTAAATATGATGGTGCTTTTGAAGATTTAAACGCACAAGCTGCTGTGTTGGATGCCATGAATAGCATTGACAACTTAGCACAAAAGAAAGAGTTTATAAAAGCCACTGACAGCCTAATGAAAAAAGTAGGCAACACCGCTAAAATTACGGTAGATGGTGCTAAAGAATTATTCATACATAATATTTTGGGTGGTACGTTAACTATATCAGCGAACGTCTTTGGTTCGTTGGCTCATGTAGTGGATCGTACAGCCATGCGTTATATTGGAGGTGTGCTTGGTGGCAGTAAAATAGATCGCATGAAAGCAGTTAATGAATTTACTGATTTATTTAATAATTTAAAGGTTGCAACACAAGAATCAGTACGTGCCATAAATGATTCTAAAACTAGAATTGACAATCGTTGGATTAGAGATGATTACGCAGCAGATGAAGTAATCATCGGCACAAAAGAATCACCTATTTATCAAAAAGGAAAAACACCTTTTGCAAACTGGTATTTAGACGGCACAGAAAGATATGGCACAGCAGGTGGTTTAATCAATGTAATCGGAAATGCAATGCGTTTCATTGGTCGTAGGGGTATTATTGGTACAGACGAATTTGTCAAACAACTATCGTTTCGTAGTTATGCTCGTTCTTTAGCAACAGATAAAGTTATAAAAGAGAAAAAAATTGATGTGAGCAAGTTGAATGGTAAAAAACTTAAAGAACTTAATGACGATATAGAAACAGAGCTAAAAGATGCAATAGATGCACAACTTTTTACTGGTGCAACTGGGGTAGATAGTGGTAACAATATTGCAAGAAAAGCCATTGAGGAAGCACGCAGAGGAGTTTTTCAAGACGACCCATATCAATACGAAGGCAAAGCCATCGTGCCGCTAGATGCTGCTATGTGGAGCAGTCGAGGGCTACAAAATTTAAAACGTACAAAGTATGAGAACCAAGCAGGAAAAATTTTGCATACTTCAAACTTCCTTGATTTTGTTGTGCCTTTTGTTCGTACGCCTGCTAACTTAATATCTTATGTGGTGGAGAGAACACCTGGCTTGCAACTTGCCAGTGAAAAGTTTGGAGCTAAATTAGCTGCTGGCGGTGCGGATGCTAGACAAGCACACGCTGCTTTGAATACTGGTATTTTCATGTGGTCAACAGCTATGATGTGGGGTTTGTCAAACTTAGTTGAAGGTAAGGGAGCTGACAAAACTACTGCTGACTTAAATTTAGCTAGGGTTAGAGAAAGGACTTTAGGTATACCAAGACACAGCGTTTTGGTGGGTGATAAAAGAATTAATGTTAGACGACTTGATCCGTATGCGAGATACATTGGTGTTGTTGGCAATATCATGGATGTATACAAATATGGAAGCAAGCAATCAACTACAGAAATGTTTGCTGCGATTGCTTTAGCAACTGCAGAATCTTTTTTAGATATGCCAACACTGACAGGTGTAAAAAATGCTTTCGATTCTTTAGAAAGTGAAAGTAAAATTGCTACTTATGCTGGTAAGCAATTAAGCTCATTAATACCTTTTTATCGTTTGTATAACGAAATTTTAGGTGATGATAGAAAATATCAACAAATGAATGGCTTTATCGACCACATTAAAAGAAATGCTTATGGAGCATTTGAAGATAGTATTGACTTATCAAGAGATCCTATATTTGGTAAAGCACGAAATTACGCTGCTGATTTTCCATTGCCAGCTTTTAATTACGTAGATGCAGAAAACCTTGATGACCCATTGTTAAAAGAATTAAAAAGATTGCAGTTTGGAATTAGTATGGTTGACCATATGGACGGCTCAATCAATCTTAAAGAAATACGTGGCGAAGATTATGGCGGCAAGAATAAAAGAAGTATGTACGATGAACTTCAAGAATTAGTAGGTAAAATTAAAATTGGTGGCAGAACACTAGAGCAACAACTTAGAAAAGACATTGATTCTAGGTACTACAAAAATTTGGTTGACCCAAGACCTGGAGTAAAAATGGATGACAAAAACCAATTTTTAAGAGGTCGTATTAGCAAATATCGCCAAGCGGCTAAACAGGCGTTATACGAAAAATACGAAAAGTTTTATAAAGAAAAAATATTGCCAAACAAAATTAGACGACCAATAAGATTTGGCGTAGACGAGGGACCAGTAAATGACTTTATTGAAAAGTTGAAACAATAGAAATTAGATATATAATTTACCAGAGGAATACATTATGCCAGATTATAGTATAGCAGCAGTAACCAGAAGGGCAGTCTA